GTCCGACGTGGAAATTGCTTCTGTTGTTCTCGTAGCTCAAACGACACATCTAGTCCAGCTAGTGTGCGCTCTACAAACTCGAAGAACTCTCTTCCATGGTAGAAGCTTTCCATGGAAGCCGCTGCCATTGCTTGCGCAACAGCCTCTTCCCTACTACACGCCTTTGGCACGACGTGCATCTTCAGCATTTTTGCGATAGACTGCTTCTCTAACGGACCAACTATACCTTCAACACCATCATGGTACCTGAAGGTCCGTTTGAGGAATGTCACCTCACTTATGTGAATGTAGGGAACCGATGGTCGCTCTTTCTCTGCCATTGTGTAGCCAACGCCCGCCACCTCTAACACCTCTTTGATAAGGGTGTGGGTGAACCTAGGTCGATCACTCGCTACTCCAACAACATGGTCATCCCCGAGAGACAAAATTGCTACCTTCTCAAAAAACTCCGTCACGTCGTACACAGTACCATAAGAGTACATGATGTACAAAACACAACAGAAGCAATTGAAGATGGTTGTCAGCTGATGTCCAGATACCTCTCCACCACAAAGGGTGATGAGCATTCCGAACCAGTTAACTGTGGGATTAACGAGGTCAGCCTCGATACAATCCATCACTAGCAACTCCGTCTCCGTGAAGTTTCCTGACCTGACACAGATCTGCTTGATAATCCAAAATGCCCAGCGCATAAATGCGACTGGAAACTTCTTGTCAAACCCAGCAAAATCACCTGCGATCATCGTTTCGTCGCCATGCTGTGTGAGGTGGTTAAAAACCTCCTCCCACTGCTTTGAGTGCACGTTCACACCTACAACACAGTGGAACACCTTCCAGTTCCGCTGCACTACACGCGTAAACCCAAGGAACATCATGCGCACCACGCACAGAAAGTCCACTGGACATGAGAAGAAGACACGAGTCTTTTCAGCTTCGTACTTCTTGAGGGTCACAACTTCGTCCTTAAGGTTGGAGTTGAATACAGGATGACAGCGCAACCCTCTCTCATATTTATCAAGCATGAGCTCGATTTTATCCAGAATCTCTTGAGTAAACGTCACCCCATCTTGCCATGGCTCCTCTTCCAGAGGAACAAGATATTTCCGCTTCGTTGTCAGGTACGGATAACCCATGCTCGTCGACCTCTTGATCCCATCCACGTACGCCATTCCTGGCATACCATTTATGGCAACCTTCAAGGGATAAGCATGGATTAGCTGCAATT